GAAGGAGGTGGTGGTGGTTTTAAAAAGATTCTAACAGCAGTAGCAATTGTTTTAGCAATTTATTATGGTGGCCAATATTTAGCTGGTAGCGAAGGGTTAGCAGTAGCAGAAGGAGCAGGTTTTGGAGCAAAAATGAAAGCAGCAATTACGCAGGTTAATGCTGCAACTTTTGGAGTTGGTGGCTATGTTGCAATGGGTGTAGCCATAAATTTAGCAATGACAGGGCTAAATGAGATGATGGCTCCCGACCCTTCAACTGACGACTCAGAGCAAAGTTATTTATTTAATGGATCAGAGCAAAATGTAATTGAAGGAGATCCTGTTCCTGTACTATATGGACATCTACGGATTCCTGGACAACCAATAAATTTTGAAGTTGCAAACACAGCAAGAGCAAATGATGCTGAAAATACGGCACTTGATCTAGGAATGAGAGGTCATACCATGTTAATGCGAACGCTAGCGAGCATATCAATATGAGTACACAAAAAATAGCAAGAAGAGTTACATCGACAGAGAATGATAAACTTCTTTTAACAACTGGTGGCGACAAAACGTTTCAAAATGTTTCAGTAACTGATATTTTATCAGAAGGAGAAATAGAAGGTTTTGTAGCTGGTGGTGCAAGTATATTTCTTGATGGTAATCCCATGTTTGATGAGAGCGATGCTCCTGTAAACCCCACCGCAGACAATTATGCAACAGGAAGTACTAGTAGTAATACTACAACAATTACAATGAGTAAAACTCTAAGTAATGTTACAATGCCAACAACAGGAAAACGTTTTGTAGCAATTCACGAAGCCGTTGAAACCACCGCACAGATTACAAAAGACGGAGAAATTACTGCCACAGCCTTTGGAGGGCAAGACGGAGTAAAGCTAACAATAACTGTTCCAAATTCTAGCCCCGCAGTTTTTGTAGACTCAATGGTATATGATCCCGGAGAAGCATTAAGCTTCATGACGCTTGAGAACCTTGCTCATGGAGATGCAAGTGTAAAAGTTGTATTGAATAATGGAGAAGAACTTTTAGGATATTTGTCTGCTGTAACAAATAATCGTCAAGCAACTTTTTCGTGTGGGTACGTAAATGGTATTGAAAATTATATTGATTCAACTGAGCTTGATGCCGGTAATTCTCATCTTGTAAAAATTGCTGTATTTTACGAACTTTCAAGTATTGCTAGTACAAGTCTTACGGTTGCTTCTGCACTAACTGTTGATTTTTCTGGTAAAGAGTTTAGTTTTACTCCCACTACTGCATCTTCTTTTCCATCGCTTTCAGAAAGAAAATATCCCGGAAGTAGCTATCAATTTAGAACAGGAACTCCAACACAGCCTCCAATGCGTTATATAGGAGGCATTGGAACTTCAACAGTTGCTTTACAGTTTCCTACAGATAGTCTTCTTCGAGGAACTACAAGAACAATTACTACAGGAACTTTGCCCGGAGCTCAAGTACAAGAAATTGACAGAGTTCGTATTCTTATAAATTATCCAAATGGTCTTTCTTTTATCAATACAGAGAGTGGTGGAGACGATCGTCCTGCGGGTGCTGGTTATCGTTTTGAAATTAGTGTAAAAAGAGGAAGCGGTAGTTTTTCTGCTTTTGAAAGTTTGGGAGGTAATTATGGTCCTGGTAGTTATAATGCTTCCTCTACGGATGGAACAGGATCAGAAACAATTGTAGGACATTCGGCAATGAGAACATCAGCATTGGCAATAGAACACACAATTGATTTACAACCTTTTCAGCCATTTACTGATTTTCAAATTAGAATTACAAGACTTACAAATCATGGAACAAATGATGGTGACGCTGGAGACTTTAGAACCGCACATTTTGGAGATAGAAGTGTAGTTTCTACTAGTGGAAATATGAAACAGTTTCTAACCTCTTTAGGAGGCAAAGCGGGAAAATATGTAACAACTGCAACTTCTATAATTTCTTCTGTTAGTGGAATTATTACAGAAAAATTAAATTATCCATTTACTGCAATGGTAAATGTTGGTTTTAACTCTAAATCATTTAATAATGTTCCAAAACGAGCTTATGAACTAAAAGGTTTAAAAATACAAGTACCCTCAAACTATGTAACTCGAGATGAAAGTGGAGATGTTAATAAAGCTACGTATAATAGAAGTGCTTCTACTGGGCTACCTGTAGTAGATGGATCAAATAATCCTCTCAACCAAGCTTGGGATGGCAATTTTCGTACTCAAAAAGTTTACTCTAATAATCCTGCTTGGGTATTTTATGATATTCTTACTAATAATCGCTATGGCCTTGGAGAGTGGCTACAAACAACCGATATCGATAAGTATTCCTTATATAAAATTGGAAAATACTGTGATGAATTAGTACCAGACGGTAAAGGCGGTCAAGAACCACGATTTACAGCAAATCTTTATCTTACAAAAGCTACAGACGCTTTTAAAGTTTTGAAAGACATGGCAACAATTTTTAGAAGTATTCTGTATTGGCAAAATGGAGAACTATACCCTGTCCTAGATGAGAAAAAAGAACCTATTTATAATTTTTCAAAAGCAAATGTAATTGACGGAAAATTCTCATATGAAGGAACAGGTAGCAAAACTCGTATAAATCAATATGTTGTAAGCTGGAATAACCCAGACTCTCAGTATAAATTAGAACCAATAATCGTTGAAGATAAAGATGATATTGTTCGTAAGGGAAGAATTATACAGGGCACAGCTGTTGCCTTTGGGTGCACTTCTGAAGGTCAAGCTATTCGTTATGGGAGGTGGAAACTTTGGACAGGTCTAAATCAAACTGAAGTTGTTAGTTTTAAAACAGGATTAAATGCTTCTTTTCTTGTTCCAGGAGATATTATTAATATAACTGACAATGATGAATTCAATATTCCGTTTAGCGGAAGAGTCAGCGCATATACAGAAAGCGGAAATCCAGAGTTAACACTAGATCGAGATCTTGATGCATTTCTTCCTGTGAGCGGTTATACTTATACTATTTCTGTAGTAGTTCCAAAAAAAGTTGCAATCCTCAATCAAGACTCGGCAACAGTTAATGGAGTTTCTTATAATAGAGGAGCTATTATAGCCACAGCAAAAACTGTTTCAGCAGTAGGAACAGGAACACAAGTTACTCTTATTAATGTTGATTCTAACACCACTCAATTAAATGTTAGCAACGCTTTGGACGATAGTAATAATGCTCTTCATCTTATACTTCGTGACTCAACAATTGTTCAAGAGCGTACATTAACAGGCTCAGCAACAGTTGGAGGAACAAGCGTTCAAGTTCCTAGTGCTGCTGTTGAGGGAAGAACGACTGTTCGCCTTACATCGGCTCTTGATGATGATACCTTATCTGATGTAACAGAGTCAATTTGGGTAATTAGACAAATAGAGACTAGTAGCAGTAGTGCCACTACATCTTCTCCAAAAGAATACAAGATACTTGGAATAATAGAAGACGAAGACAAAGGTATGTTTGATATTAGTGCTGTTCGACACTATAATGCAAAATTTGATGCAATCGAAACCGATTTTAATTTAGCAATTGAAGACCCTGTTTTTCCTCCAGAACCTGATACAAGCCCTCCTGCTCCTGCAGCTATACGAATTTTAAGAAAATTTAATCGTTTTAAACCTGGAGAAGAAGTAACAATTGAATGGGATAAGCCGCTTAATTATGATTTTGTAAAAAATTATGAAGTTACTCATAATTTTAATGAAGCTACACAAGTAGTGGTTCAAAATGAGACTGCTAGATCTTTATCTTTCTCTGGACTACCAGATGGTGTTTATTCTGTTTCAATTCGCACACGTAGTAATCAAAACAAACTTTCGGCTCCTACATCTCAAGCTGTAGATATAGCGGATATCTTTGCCGAAGGAGAACGAATTTTTGGACTTCGAAAAGGGTGTTTCTGTACTACTGATATGAATATAACTACGGCTGGGAATTTATTCTTTGAAAATTCAACCTACAAGATTGGTCCACAAGTATCTGAAAGTAATACTGTAACTTTACGTACAACGAATAATCCGAGCAATGCAAATTCAACATCTCAGAGTGCAACAGCTCTTGCAAGTGGTTCATGGGCAGGAGAAACACGATCAGACGGAAATCTTGCATATATCTATTATGACTACTCAAGTGCGGCTTCAGGAAGTGATGATATGATACGATTGGTATCTTGGAAACAAGATCCTACTCTTGCAAATATTAAATATTGGTATGATGCTGATAAGTATGCTGCGAACGTAGATAATGTATGGACAAACTTAAGCGGAACAGTAACAGTTGCAGCAGGAAGTAATAAAGTTGTAGGCAGTGGAACTTCATTCTCAAGTCTTGATCTAACTCGTATACTTAAAATTGGCGCAAGTTTTGCAGGAACAATTACAGGTATTGTAAGTGATACAGAATTATTTTTAGACCGTTCACCTGTAAATGCGATTGGATCGACAGCTCCCCAGGTTGATGAGTTAGGAATTGACTATATAAATGACTTTCTCCTTGGACAAGTTTCACGAGCTTCTTCTGGCGGTGCATACGACTGGAAATCTTATATAAATGTAGGAAAAGACAGTAATTTAACTACAAAATCTATGACTGCTGGTTTTACGATTGCACAATTGAATTATTCTGCAAACGGTACGATGGTATCAGTTTTTAGTAATATAAAATTAGCAATTCAACCAATTGGTTTTGAAATTCCTGAAATAAGAGTAACAGGAGCTGGGTTTACTCAAACAGATCAATCAGCAGAGAGTGGATTTACAGAACCTGATGTAACAGGAGCAAGAGTTGTAACCCTACATAATACTGCAAGTACTGGTAGTCCTGCAATAACTTTTACTGGAGGTGATCTTGTTTTCGATGTGCAAGTACGAGAGAAAAATAATACTTCTATTACGAGAACGCAGTCATTTACTCTTACAAAGTCAAAAGCATCAGCAGAAGATGCAGCTTCGGGTTTTTCTGCAACACTGTCAAATGTTGCTCACACATTTTTCGCAGCTTCGGGTTCTGCAGCAACCAACGATTACAGCGGAACTTTTAGTATTGTAAGCGGTACAACAACTTATACATTTGCAAGTTCTGGTACTACAGCGAATACTTATGGTGTCTCAGTAACTGCTGCAACAGGAGGAATTGCTACCAATCAAGTAAATATTGCTTCGTCAAGTAGTCAGGCGGTAGTTACATTAAAT